GTTAAAAAATCAGGAGAAATGATTTACAATAAGAAAGAGCAATTAACAAGTGACCTTGGAGCAAAAGAAAAATAAAAAATTATTTTTTTTAATAGCACAACCTAGATCTGGAAATACCTTACTAGCGTCTATATTAAATCAAAATCCAGAAATAGCGTGCACTGGTAATTCTATTACATTAGAAATAATAAAAGAGTTATATTTGTTAAAAAATACAGATGTGTTTCAAAATTTTCCTGATCATAAATCTTTAGATAATGTATTAGATTCTGTATATGATAGTTATTATAAAGATTGGCCGCAACGTATAATCATTGACCGTGGACCTGTTTTAACAGAAGGTAATAAAATTTTAATAGATAATTATTTTAAAAAAGAATTTAAATGTATTGTTTTATTACGAGACTTAATGGACGTATTAGCAAGTTACATGAAATGGTACACAGAAAACCCCAATGCATTTGTTAATAAATTTGGTTCTAATGATGAAGAAAAACTTATGTTTTTAATGTCAGATGATGGAGCAATTGCTAAAGAATTAAAAGCTATACAAAATTCTTTTAATTATCAAGACATGTGTTGTTATATTAAATATAATGATTTGATCACTAACCCTGAACCTGAAATAAAAAAAATATATCATTTATTAGATGAACCATATTACTCACATCAATTTGAAAACTTGCAACAATTAAATATTAATGGTATAGGTTACAATGATACAGTATTAGGAAAGGATATGCATACCATTAGATCAACAATACAAAAAATACCTAATTCTTATAAGGATAGAATACCTCAAAGTGTTAGAGATAAATATGAACACATTAGATTTTAATTTTATATTTTTAGGTCAATCGGTATTAAAATATAAAGTACCGCTTGATATCTATCATACTATAAATCAAATTTATGAAACTAAATATCCTCAATTAAAACCTGCTAACAAACAACTAGTAGGTAAAATAGAAAAAGAACATAGTTTATTTTATAGTGGTGAAGACACTTCTAAAATGACTCAACACAATCATTTACCTGCTGATGTATTGGGTTGGTTTCAAAAGATGTTTGTACACTATTTAGAATGGAATAAAGTAAAAGAATATAAAACACATTTAAATTCTATTTGGGTTAATCAAATGTTTGAACATGAATACAATCCAGTGCACGTGCATCAAGGATCAATATACACTGGTTTATCAAGTGTGATGATTTTAAAATTACCACAAAGTTTTGGTGTAGAATATTCTGCAGCAGACTCACCACAGAATGGTAAACTACAAATACTAGGTACATCTAGTGGACAGTTTGCAAATGTAGATTATCAACCAAATGTTAAAGAAAGAGATTTTTATATATTTCCCTATGACATGAGACATTGTGTGTATCCGTTTAACGGACCTGGGTGGAGAAGAACACTAGCGGCAAACATGGATGTAGAATATAATCCAATTAAAAATAGAGGTGTAGAATAGTGTACAAAAATCAAATTATAAAAGAACCTAAATGGAAAAGTTGGATAATACAAACAACAACACCTTTATTTACACCAGATCAATGCAGACAAATTATTGAATGTGGTAGAAGACAAAAACCACAAACAGCACAAGTTGGTATGGGTAAACCAGGTGGTGGCACAGATACGAAAAAAAGAATTACAACAATTTCTTGGATACCATTTAAAGAAATGGACCACATGTATCAAGATCTTGATAAGTTTATACAAGCAGCTAATTTAAATCATTTTGGTTTTGATGATGTTAGAGTTACAGAGCAAGCGCAGTTTACAGAATATCCTGTAGGAGGATTTTATGATTGGCATATGGATTGTGATATAAGCATGCAACATGAACCACCTGTTAGAAAAATATCTATGACATTATTATTAAATGACCCATCAGAATTTGAAGGCGGTCATTTAGAAATAGGAGGACCAAATAAATATGCAGAACTTAAACAAGGACATGCAATAGCTTTTGCATCTTTTTTAAATCATAGAGTACAACCAGTAACTAAAGGTATAAGACAATCTTTAGTTGTGTGGTTTGGAGGTAGACCTTTTAAATGATAGCTGAAGGATTTTTTCCCACTCTTATATATGCAAAAGATGTAGATCTAAATACAGATCAATTAGCTAACGATATTGTTGCTTGGTCTAGACAAGATAAAGGTCTTACAAAAACAAATGTAAAAGGTTGGCATAGTGAAACTAATATGCATGAAATGCCACAATTTAAATCTTTGGTAGATGAGCTATTTAAAATGCAGTTTGAAGTATTTAAAGAAGAATGGTTAGATAGAGAACCAAGATTAGGTAATATGTGGGCTAACATAAATCCACCTGGAGGATACAACAGACCACATATACATGCTAATAGTTTATTTAGTGGTGTGTATTATATAAAAGCACCTGCAAATTCAGGTAAACTAGTTTGTAATGATCCAAGACCAGGTGTACAGACTGTTATGC